ATAACTATTATTCTATGACCTTTAAACACTTTCTACTTTCTTACACATAAATTTTGTAGCAAGTTGCATATTATTTTTTTCTTTTACATCTTGTTCTTCAAGCCATTCTATAAAATGATAAGTAAGTAAAGGAAAATTCATTTATTTTTTCTGAAATAAAGAACCAACATGACCTTTAAAGGCTCTATTTCCAAAGTGAGTTAAAGGCATTGCTATATCCGCCCAGATATCGCCACCACATTCTAGCCATAATCTAGAGAAGTAATAATCTTCGGATAGATATCTTTTCTTTCCTGGACTTGTTTCGTATATACCTGCACAAAATAAGTCATAACAATTATCAGATTTAAAAGACTTACCATTAATAATTTGATCAGATTCATATTTACGCTCAGGAAACTTTTTCATCATAGTGCGAAAGACTTCTCTTTTTACCAACATCATCCCTGTCGCAGCTTCTTGTACCTTACAAAAACCATTTTCCATTTTAACATTCATTGGATCATCAAAATTTAAATTATATCCTAGTGATTTAATTTCTAATTCTTCAGGGGTTGCATTAGGATTATCTTTTAATATTTGAGGTATTTTTTCAAAATGAACATGTTTTCTTGGGTAAATGCCACACACCACATCTTTATCAAAACAAAGCATTCGTTCTATATTTTTAGCTTCAAAACCTATGTCTGAATCAATGAATAATAAATGAGTCGCAACATAGTCTGTAGCATCCATCATCATGGAAACAACGGTGTTACGAGCACGAGTAATTAAACTTTCATTGCCCATGGATTGCATACGCATTCCTACACCTTTGGCCATGGACCATTGTTGTAATTGCAATAAGCCATGCATCGTATTCTCGGTGAGCATTCCACCATACATAGGCATTCCTAAGAATATTTTAAAATTCTTATCTTTTAGTTCTTCTGGTTTAATCATTCTTTTTCTCCTAACATGTGTCTTTTATCAAATTTAAATTCTTTGTAAGACCCTTCTTGATCCACATAGTGTAAAAACACAGTAATAAAGTGATCATGCGTACACATTTCTCTCCAATGAATTTTATCCATTCCTTTAAATATTAAAGCATTATTAGGCAACATTGAAAATTTATGTTCTATTCTGTATTTACTATAATTACCTTTGCTATCATAATATTTGTAATCAGAATCTTTATCTTCTTTCCCAATAAATATTTCATAGGGTTTATCTATAGGATCTGCTCCTAAACATAAAGCAACAGTGTATTCGCAAGATTCCCGATCTTTATGTACTTTTAAATCTGAACCTTTGTCATAAATCCTCAAGTAAGAATATGTGGGCCATAATTTTTTACCAACATTTTGTTCAACAACAGGGGTGCTCATATCCATTATTGTTTCCATTAGATAATCACTATGTTCCCCTATCAAGGAGTTAGTTTGAGAATCTATTTTAAAAAATTTCTTGTTTGAAAATTTTACCACACAATAAGAATAACAAAGATTTAATATTTGATTAGGTAAAAATTCTTTTATAAATAAGGGTTCCATTATACGACCCACGCAATGAGCGAGTACCTTACTCCTTTTGTAATTTTATTTACTTGATGTGGAAACATGAAATTAGAAGGAAAGATTATAGCGTCTCCTATATTTTGAGGAAATTGTTTAAATTGATTTGATAAATCAAAAACAAATTCTCCACCTTCAAAATCACTATTTAAATTTATTGAAATGGATAAAAGTCTCTTAGTGCATGTAGTTCCGAAATCTACGTGAAACTTATATCCAGCATCATAATCATTTGCTTCATATTTTAAAATTTCTAATTGAGATATTTTTTGAAAACACACATGAGCGTGTCTATCTTCATAACTTTTTGCTAATTCAAAAACTTTTGATTTTATATAATTAGATAGAATCGTTTCACCAAAAGTTTTAGGAATAAGAATTTCTTTTCTAAGACAATTTCTTATTTCCTTATTCAATCCCGCTGTTATTTTTGCGTCTATCAATTCTTGATCATAATAAGAAATAATCTTATTACAAATTTTTTGAGGGATTGATTTACGAACTTCTAAAATATAGTTGTCCACTAAAAAGTAATACTATGCCCTGAAAGGTAATTTGTTCTTGCTATGTCAGCGACGTTAGTTGCTTGAGAGCTATTAGCAGTGTAAGTTTCAACGTTGGCTTCTGGGTTCGCTGTTTGCCATGTAGTGAACTGCTCTGAAAGATTTGCATTATAACTATCTTTCCAAACGTCTTGTGCTTCACATCTTATTACAACATTTGTTGCCCAACCAGGGAAAGAAGATAAAGATTCATTTTCTCTGTTGTCAATATATTCTAGTTCACCTGTATTGGTCGTAGCATTCCACTGTAGTGCATGGACATTAGCATCAATTTCAGTGTGTGATCGAATATTTAAATAAGATTTATTATCAATCATTACATCCGATTCGGTATTTCCTGTACCAAATCTTGGACCGTCATTTTGATTACTTGGATTTAAACTAGCATCAAAAATGATGGTTATTTTTTGATTTGCAGTTGTGTTATTTACTGTCGTTGCCATCTTTTTTTCCTTTCTTTGTTTTTATCTTATTATTGCTTAATTGTCTAATAGTTTCATCCTCTAAATTAGGATCATTTTTTTCAATCGCTTTTTGATGATCGCCTATTTTTCCAAAGATACTGCTAATATTTTTCATATCTTTTCTTGTTTGAGGACTAGCAGCTAAAATATTGTTCATGACATTTTGACCTTTAACCATTTCATTTCGAAAAGATTCAGTTGCAGCTTGCACGCCTGTCATTTTTGCAGAGTTTTCTACTAAAAGTAAAGGAAGCCATGCAATAGAACAGCCCCATTCTTGAACATCTAATCCTGTTTGAGGGTGCTTTCCTTGAAGCATATTATACCAAAGACATTGATGCTTGATGCATTTTTTCTGTAATAACGGGCATTTTCCGTCGGGATCAAATATAGGCATTAATCTTTTGTAGCGATTATAACGTTTGCGTATTTAACATCTGCTGCTGGAATTGTGACATCCGCTGTTGCAGAGGATAAAGAACCACTAAATGGGTGTGAGTGGCTTCCGCCTCCTCCTGTAGCACCTGAGATCTGTGTTAAATTTTGTTCAGGAGGACTACCTGACTTTAAAACTGATCCATTTCCACTTCCAATAGATCCTACAACTGTGTGAGTATGTGAGGGAATTTGAGGAGTAGACAAAGTTGTGCCTCCTACTGTACCTGACACAGATCCTGAAACAGGTTGTGCGGGAGCAGATTTGTTGGTTGTTGCTAAGAAGGATGAGAAGTAAGATGTTGTACCACCTGTACCACCACCAGTTCCTGTGACAACCGACATAACAGTATTCGATAATGCAGTAGCAGTATCCTGTGTCCATCCTGTTGGAGCAGATGCTTGATAGAAAACCATTTTTGTTCCTGAAGTAAAAGGATCAACACCAGTTAATCCTGCACCGTTCCCTACATAGGATGTTGCATTAACTGTTCCTACAACATTCACATTATTTTTTACAGAAAGATTTCCTAAAGAATTTGCAAAGAGATCAACAACAGTATCCCCTGTGCAATATTGCACAGTGTGAGAACCTTGAACGATAGCAACACCATTAGCAGCATGTCCTGTTGGTGCTACTGTTAAACTGAAAGCACCAGAGGTGTTGTTGAAAAAGATATAATTTGACTCAACAGCAGGAATAAATACGTAAATATTTCCTGTTAAAGTTCCTGTAAATTCGATTACTTTGTTAGAAGACTCAGCAGTCGGATCAGCATTATTGGATGTCAATGTGACGTTGGCTGAACCTGCAACGGACTTAGATAAGTAACCTGCACTAAAAGCATCAAGTGTTTCTAAGTTTGTATTAGTATTATTTCCCCATGTATTGGCGTTAGCGCCTGTTTCCATGAGTTCGAGTTTGAGTCTATCTGAATATGTACTTGCCATGTTTTAAACCTCTTTAAAATATATCTTTTTTTATCCTTCAAGCAACATTTTTTATGCTGCCACTTCGGTCCAAGTATTACTTGCACCTGTTACTACATTCGCCCATGGAGTCGATCTCATATTACCTAAAACCACGGACATTTCAACACCTGTTGGTGTTACGATTGCACTACCTGATATGGTTTCTGTGCCTTCAGCAAACTGTATTGAAACCCCTGTTGTTGCTACATTGACACCTGTACCTGTTACAGTGGTGACAGTTCCTACATTAGTA